TTTCTTATACTATTGCCAATTTCTCTTACTGGAGGGTTTTGGAATCCTCCTTCTGGATTCTTACTTCTGTAATAGAATACACCTGTCTGCTCGTATATATCGTGAAGATCAAGGGGCTGTAACTCTCCGCCTTTTCCTAGTTGTACATTTTCTAATCCTTCAATATCAATAATTAATCCATCAGGCTTTGCTTTAGCAATAGCTTGTTGAATTTTTAAATGTGTAATTTGAAGCATATCTGCAAACCCTATACAGCTATCTACTAGAGACTTAGGGCACATGTCCTCTATGTTTACTGCAACCGCAGAGTAAGACATTTTAGCTTTAGATATATCATGGACATTTTTAGGAACATTTTTTGCTCGCCCATAATTAAATAGATAATCACACCCTAATACATAGCTACCCCCATAAACAGTTTCAAGATTCATTTGATGTGCAGTTCTGTCATAAATAGAACCATGCTTTTCTTTATATGATCCTCCTTTATAATAGAAGCCAGTGTTCCCGTGCTTATTTTCTTTCTCCTCAAAGTATATACAATCAACAGCTTTAAACTCAAAGTCTAATACATCAACCATATACTCATCATAGCCATATGTATTTGCTCCTTTAGACTCGTTGTAAAAACTATAATTCAATGCTGATGAATCATTACCATGCTTACCAGCAACTTGACTAGCAATTTTCTCATATTGCTTTTCAGACAATTGATCTCCAGCAAGTCTTTTTAATTCTTGAATGCTTATTCTTTTAACGTGACCAGAATAAACTAAATCATTCATACCAGGATCTTCCGTGTGACTGTGTATAAATTTAGCAGGATCTACATACTCTGTAGTAATACCATAATTAGGATCGTTATTTCTTTTAACGACAGCCATACCACAATTAACAAGATCATTAACGCATCTCCTAAGAGTGTTATCATTAAAATCATTCCACTCTAAAGTCATCATAGTACCTATCTGAGCAGCAATTTCTGCATCAGTTTTAATATTAGTACCCATGAAGATCTCAGCTTCTTCTAACGTATCAGGTATATCATCAGGATTCTCATTGTTAATCTTCATACCTGTAGTCTCATTTAGCTGCTTAAGCTCTTTCTTTGCTAATACTCTAGCTTCAATCTTCTTTTTCTCTTTATCTTTTTCAGAAGACGAAAGAGGATCTATTGCCTCTACGTTTGGTTGAGGGTTTCTAGATAAGATATTATTAACTACAATCTTAGCAAACTTTGGGAGTATAGGAACTGGAGTATAATCTAGATTTAATAGAGTACCATTATTACCGTTAGGGTCTAAAGAAGTTAATAGCTTTTTATATGGTGTTGTATCTTGGGTACCGTTAGCATATTTTCTACTTCTAGTAAAAGTATCTTTCTTTGTTTTGAACAAAGACTTAGCGTCTGAAGAACTACCCCACTGAGCCTCAATAGCTTTGGCAAATTGCTCACCATATTCTTGTGTAGCTTTTACTTCTGAAGAAGCTAATGGATCTGGAAAGCCTTTTATGTTTTTACCCTTTTTATTACTGCTATACATTGATTTTTAATAAGCGCATTATTTGCAAATATACTAAACGTATGATTATCATTAATAAGCCTTAAACCGCCTAAAGAATTTCTTATCATTAAAATCAGCTGGCTTTCTTTTAGGTTTAGCTTTCTGCGCAGCTAATAGAGCTAACCCAGAACTAATCGTTAAGTCAAACTTTGTTCTATTGTTTATTTGATACCCTATCCAATCCTCTAATGTTTTATTGAAATACATACCCCCCATTTCTCCTGTATCATAATTTATACCAACATGATTATGTATATAAGATTCAATAGCATGGGCGTGAGCTTGTATTACATCTTGAGAGTTTGAAGGTATCCCCTTAGTTTTAGATTTTATTGTAGAAGAATTAGCAGCAAGTAAATGGCGAGGTCTATCCATTAGATAACCATCATAACCCCTTGATTCAAAGTGTCTTGCAATACCATACTTATTATTCTCAATTAAGATAGGGTACCCATAAAATACAGCAGCCATAAGAACATCCTCATAAAATATTTTAGCTAGAGGTGGGCGGGATGCATACTCTAATACAAATGTATTTGATGGATACTCCATATGAAATTTATTGTATAGATGTAGCGCTCCTTTAGATCCCCGTCCATCGACGGTGGCATCAAGATCATAAGAGTCTACCCCACCTACTCCTAGCTCTGCATTCGGTGCTATTTTTTTACCACGATCTAATCTTTTTTGATTCCTTAAATCATCTGGCGGTAGCCAAGCTATATGAAACCTTCCATTAGGATCTGGAGAAAAAACAACCTCTGAATCCTTTTCGCCTCCTTTCCAATGAAAGTTCCCAATAACAATAGGGTTAGGAAAGAGATCATCATTGTATTGTATTTGCTCATATATCTTACCAATATTAAATAAGCTACCATCAATGCTGTCTCTAAAGGCTTCATCAGTTGTAAAAGGGAATTGCCTAACAACCTCATTTAATTCAGAAGCATCATTCTTGAGGCTGTCCCTCTCGTTCTTTAAATAGTTTTTAGACCCAATTACTATTTCCTCTCCGTCTAGCCCCATGACAGGACCTTCTGGAGTTTCTGTAACTGGATGTCCGTGTATATCAAAAAAACCTTCTAATGAGTCCTGGGCTGGTATAAATAATCTATACAGTCCAGTCCTAGTTCTCCCATTCGCGTTCCTCTCCAGAGGATTCGAATCCTTCCATAGATCCTTGTATTCCTTTCCACCTTTGTCCATCGGGTTTACTGTACTTCCTACGAGAGCTTTTCCTACGATTTTTCTTCCGACGATCAAACAAGTCCTCTGAATCCTCCATGCGTCCCTTATGTCTGTTGGTTTTTCCCATTTTCCTGCTTCGTCTAAATACAATATGTGTAGCTTCTCACCATCGTATGCATTGTTAGTTGTGTTTTTCCAATTAATAACTGTGTTAAGCGCTTCACCCATTTGAGATGTTTTATTCTTTTTAGTGATACGCTTTGACGGTTCCCTAAAAGCTAACTCCATACGTGGATTAGTTGTACCGTCTTGTATAGGTTTAAAGAAGAATGGATAGTTTCTAAACATATAAACTACCTTCTTCATGAAAATATTCTCTTGAGCATCCTTACCAGTTTTCGACTGTATACCCATAAGCTTGTCTTTGACTTGGGTTGCCTCGTCAACAAGTACCGCAGAGCAGATATTAGTATACCCAGAACGACGACACTTAGTATAAAGCTGACCAATACAACGTGGATCAGCTTCGCATGCAGCCATATGTAAGAAGATTTCACGTTGAAAGTTAAGAAAATACGGATAACCAATATCTAACTTAGTCCACTGTAGCATCATGTAATGCCGCCCCGTAATATATGTAGCTGTACCGTTGTTATAAAACCAAAAACCCTCACGCCTACGCCTAAACTCTTCCTCGATATATGGACGAAACTTCTCTCTGAATTCCCTTGGCATTTCCCCCCACTCATCCATAGAACGAATACGAGACAATTCCTTCGGCATAGATATCCTTCTCCACATTTGCATAGAGTCTGATTCTTTATATCCGAAAATGTCTTTCTTCTTCGGCCTTTCTGGAAGGCAAATGAGTAGCCCACCGAGTTCGATAAGCTCACCTTCCGTACCGTTGGGACAAATCTTAACAGCGGGTTCTTCATATTCTTTTATATCTAATAAATTATTCAAAGTCTTCTTCACTAAAGTTTAAAAACAATTCAAGTTGCTCTACTATAGGGATACAATCCTCTTCTATTATAGTTTCAGTATACTTGCCAGCACCCCAATCTCCTGATCTTCTTTCTTCATAGTGGTGTATTGAGTGACAGTTTGCACAAATAACATCACACTTTTCAACTTCTGCTTTAACTGTTTTAAATATATAGCCCTTACCTATAAGCTGGGCTACGCTCATTTTTTTATCTTCTCTATCTACATGATGTAATTGAAGACAGCGCTTATCCTTTATACCACAATCACAACACCCTTTACTCTCTTTGTAATTATCAACCCATTCATATATACGTCTCTTCTGTTCAGCTACATTCTTAGCCCTGCAGGGTATACAAGATTTAAAATACGTATTGTTGTTAGCCCTATAATAAAATTCAGTTAAAGGTTTTACCCTTTGACAGGTTTGACAGCGTTTCATTTTGAAAACCTTTCAGCAAAGCCACCTGTATAATCCTTAGCTCCTTCTATCTCTCCGCTAGTATTTAAATCTTTTATCATTTGTTCTAGACGCTGCCTTTCTATAATAAGCTCTTTACAGTCTGTTGCTGTTTGTTTTATTGACTGGAGCTCGGCCTTCCTCGCTGACCCATTAATTTCTGGATCAACAGGCTTCTTTACCTCATCAATCATATTATCTATAGCAACCTCCATACTTTGCATAAGTCTTTTAGCTGCGTTTACCGTAGTAAATTTATTCTTCGACGACATAAAGAAAGTCTTCAGATCGAGTACGATAGTACTCTTTATCATCTATTTTAATTACATAATCCCTGTTCTTACCTATTCCTACAATATCACCAACCTTTACCCCAAGATCCTCACAACGGTTACATATGTATGCAACCCTACCTTGAGTTGGATTTTTTGTAGAATAATCAACTAGTTCAAGGACATCAGACTTTAACCCAACTTCTTCTTCCACAGGTTCTAATAAGCACCAAGTAGATAAAGATTCCACCTTGCCAGTATCTTTACATTTGTATGCAAACGCTTGAGAATTCATAGCAACTTCAGGGTCGTACATAACCATATAACATCCTTCCATACCTGGTAGGGGTTTACCTCCTTGTAAAACCACATGATGATGAAAATAAATAGTATCTCCTTCCTTTACAGGAGTTTCATACTTAGCGGGTAGTCCAACAACTTCTCCCTCCATAACTCTATGTTGGAATTCGTTGTACTTTGTTTCTATGTAAATTTCGGTATCACCGATTTTTACTGTATCATTAAACTTTTTAGGTAGTTTAACAATAAACTTCTTTAAGCTTTTCATTAAAAATTTAAATCAAATTCAACTATACATGGCATATCATCCACGGACTTCCACAATACTTGTGAATCGTCAATGCTAATATACACAAGATATCTTTTTTTACCATGCTTGTGTAAATGTTCCCCGTCGAGAACTATTGTTGATACCTCACCTCCCCCTGCTCTCATACCTACATAATAGGCCATGGCATCCTTCGGGTCTTTCCCGATAATAATCTTTCTAATAAGTCCTTCCATTATATTAATCTTCTAAATCTATACCTAGCCCATCTAGTAAATCATCTAGATCTGGACCATCATCTTCATTATATTTATCTTCATTATTGTCCCAAGTAGACCCTACAAAGGTAATCATACTTGCTAATTCATCATCAGACTCTATATGATAACTGTATATAGCTTTCAATCTAGAGTTCCCCATAATGTCCTCATCCATTAATCCTATTACCATAAGCTGCATAACTCTGTCCCTTACCCCGTACTTGTCTATAACTTTATCCATCTCAAAAGATAGTCGCTGTATTTCTAGTAAGAATCCTTCGTCTTCCATATCTTTGATAGTATTAATTCAATGTTATGCCTAAGAGTAGAGTTGCTAAGAAAAAGCTCTTTAGAGAAAGTTCGAAGCTTAATCAAAAATACGTAAAAAGAAACCAACTTAAGAATCTGAGGAAGACTCTTCTTTCAACACAAGATAGATATGATGTCTTTCAGAAGGAACTTATGTTTATGTTTTGGGCGTATGATCTAGAATTCTTCACAGCTAAGTATGCAGCTCAAGATTATGGTATGAGCGAAAAGAAACTCAGGGAAAGAATAATACAACCCCTACTTAAAGTTGGGTATCTGTACAAGCACTTTGACAGGCTGACCCCTTCTGACACTCTGGAAGATCACATCTTTCGCAGTGAGACGAAGTACAATTACAGGGTAAGGTATGCCCTGACTCAGCAAGCTCGGCTGCTCGTTCAGGACATGTACAGATCTTTGGGTTTTGCATAGATTGTAAAATTATTTATTTAAGTTCTCCTTTAGCAGTGCTTATATATGTAGCGCCATTTGTAAGAGTGCCGTTTCTTCCGTTTCCACTCATATCATATACAGTGGTTCCAGACCCAGCTTCAGTTCCATCACCTAACGGTAAGTATAATTCTAAATTATCTTTTAATCTACCTATACTTAAAAGCCTCTTCTTCCCTTTATGTTGGTATATTTTCTTAATATGCTTTTGAGATAAAGCTGCAGAGTGTATCATAAAATCTTTATAATCAGCATCAAAAGGCCCACCCGATGCTGAGTTTGAGGCTATCCTCATGTTGGCGTTTATATCTACATTTGTGGTTGTATTCGAAATCGTTTGAGTATTCATACCAACTGGCTCCCCATCAATATAAATTTTAGAATCTGAAGCACTACTCCTATCTACAACAAAAGCAAGGTGATACCATTTGTCTTCCTCCATGCCATGATCATTAGTCTCTATCATAATTATTGTGCTCGCGCTTACTGCTGCATTCAAGAATATACGACCCGTGCCAGTGTGTTTTGTTCCTATATAGATAGAATTGCTTTTGTTTTGAGAATGACCAAAAACTGCTGACGTAGCTTCATCCCAGCTAGAAGCTTTTTTAATCCAAAAAGATATTGTGAAATCCCCAGTTGAAGTATACGTAAAATCTGATATTTCTACGTAGTTGGTTGCACCATCGCAGCGTACAGCGTACTCACCTTTAGGTCTTGATCTAAGCTTAGGAGCTTTTACTCCTGTTGTATTTGATAATCCTCCTAACATTATGCTTCTCCGTTAAAAAATTCTGTTATATCTAATGGGTCTAAAATAAGAGAACTCGCAAAGTCTCTATACGTTATAGTAACTTCCTCACCATCCTTTAAGGCTTTAGCTATATCTGGATATACACGCATATAAGCCGCAGTACTCCTACCTATAAAACCATTCTTCTTTATGTTGTTGTTTTCTTGCGTATCGCCCAGTAGTAAACACCCCGCAGTATCCTCATCAGTATTACCACAGTGAAGAAGGATATATTCAAAGTTTGGAACATCAAGTACTTGCAACATTCCCATATGTATATCAGCAAATCTTTTACTGTACTTGGCGTGGTATCCACCCACAGTCCGAAAGCCAAGCTTATACTCTCCTTCTGGGATGCAAGTTTCTCCGTAAACCTTTTCTTCGCGGCTCTCATCTTCGAGAGTGTAGCATAAAAATTTTCTTTTATCATCTGTTATATTAAATAGTAATCCATTAGTAGAGTCTCCCCCTTTGTTGAATCTTATTACTTCTAGTTTCATTTTTTAATTTATTGAGTCTTATTTTTTCTGCTTCTATTGCAGGATCTTTACGTTTCTTTTTTGGGTTGAAATATTTTTTTATCAATCAAAATTTGTTTTTACGAAAACTTTATCGTATACTAAGATCAGCAGTCCAAATATACGACTGAATTGTTAACCTTTAATTTATATACTATGAAAAATTTCCTTTTAAAACTATCGCTGTTAGTAGTAGTGTTACTCCCATTCATGCCAACTGAGGCCTCTGTAAATAATCAAAAGACATTAAGATACAATTCGGCTCAGCAATTAGAGAGATACATTACATACATGCACCTACAATCACCAATGCCTTGTGAATCGGAATATTAAAAAAAGGGGCCTGAGCCCCTTTCTTTTTACTTTACTCTGTATTTAGCTAATAAGCTAGCTAATTCCTGGTTAGTCATTCTATTACCTGAAGGCCTGCCCCCAGTATTATACTTCTTACCCATAGCTGCTCTCTTAGCTAGCATAGCTAATCCACCACGCTTATATAACTTACCACCCGTTTTTAAGGGTTTGAATGTGGTATAGGGATTATTTATTTGTTGTTCTACGGCTCGCTGGTGCTGACTGTATGGACCAGTAGCTAATGTTGAACTACCTCCAGTGTAGTCTGTATGGAGGGGTTTAACATCCCCACTTACATCGTAATAACCTAGATCAGGCTTATCATCTACTTCTAAAAGTTCTACTTCTTCTTCCTCCTCAGTTTTTTCTTTCTCAGCAGGAGGTGGTGGGGGACCAGGTATTATATCCTTTTCTTTTATTACTTCAGGCTTGCGTAGTTCTTTTGTAGGTATTATTTCATCGTCTACAGGTATTATTTCCTCTTCTACTACAGGTATCTTCTCCTCTTCTAATTTTATTCCTTCTTTCTCTCCTTCTGTATATATGTATGAATCTGAAGGCTCAAATCTTACTTTGTTACTATCTACTTGTCTACCTCTAGTCACCAGTCCACCTGTAAGTGGAGTGTCCCTAGTTTTCTTTTCTAACTCACCGTCGTTGTTTGTAAGACTTCTTTTAAATCCTCTTGATGGATCTCCACCTTTATACATCGTCTGTACAAAGCTGTCTTCGCTGATTTGTTTTCCTGTTGTGCCTAATTCGGTTTCATCAACAACTTCAGAAGTTAGACCTTTAACGAAGTCTGCTCTAGTTTGATCACCCCATCCAGCTGTCAGAAAGTTAAGACGTTTACTAAAACTAGGGTAATCTTCTAAATTTATAACACCTAATTCACTTAACCTAGACATAGTTTTAAGAGGATGGTTTCTTGCAAATCCAGGATTCTTAGCACTTAATTTTTGATACTCCAGACCACTGATTGTCCCGTCTTCACGAGCTTTATCAATCGCTTGCATAACTGGGCTGTCCTTATCTCTCCAAATCTTTTTTAATGCATTTTGAAGCTCTTTAAGAGTAGCTTTACTAGCCTCGTTTTCTCCCTCAGCAGCTGCATAGGGGTTGTTTCTTTCAGTTGTATAGATGTTAGTTCCTGTATTGCCAGGAGCATCTTCTTTAGTATCTCCACCATAGATTCTTTCACCTGACGCATCAGTAGGATTACCCTCAGCGTCGTGGTAAGCACCACCGTGCTCGTATCGTTTAACAAGCCCTCCTAGGTTATATTTATTTAATCTGTTATATAATGCTTTTGCCATATTGTTTTATGCTGCGGCAAAGATCTCTACATCAACTGATGCAGTATCTGCCTGGATTCCTATTGAGTCGATTGCTGCTAATGAAACAGATGCTCCGCCAGTAGCGTTAGCATCCATTACAGAGTTGTTAAGCAGGAAGCTGTCCCCTGCCTCTAGTTTCACAAAGTATTCTTCTGAGTTACCTCTAACTCTCACGTTAACGAAGTTTGAGCTATCTAAGTTAGTAAGTCTTAAATAATCTAATGTAGCATCTTTGACAGTCCCAGCTGCTACCGCAGAATCAAATAACACTACCGTCTGCTCCGCACTATGAAGGCAAGTCACTATCCTGTGATCTATTTGCGTTACTGTTTCAGTATGAGTATTGGTTGATCCTCTAGAAGCACCATTTAAAGTGACAGCCTCTGTTATTGTAATTGTTAAATCTGCCATTATCTTCTTCTTCTAAATATACCTCTACGTTGTGTTTCAGGCATAGTGATAGGTGTTTCTCTTATTTGTAGGTTTTGACTTGTTGTTGGGGTGTCTATTTGTCCAGCTTCAATTTTTTCTATTTTTGTTCCAGACCTGCCAGACATATCTCCTTGTGTGTACGCTGGCCTCATTGCTCTTAGAGCTTCAAAGAATTCATTCTGCCATTCTTCTGGTACTCCTTGCTCATTAAATACCTCTTTAAATCTTGCTCTCTTTTCTTCAGTGTAGTCTTGAGGCATTCCAGATCTTGCATCCATACCCATCCACTTGTTACTACGGACAGCATCAAATACATTAGAGAACATCATAGCTTTTCTTTCTATATCATCAGAAGAAGGTTCTGGATCGTAAGAAGGTACATTTGGGTCTCTTGATTCTTCAGGCTGTCTCATTCTTTCGAGAACATCTACAGCAGATATGCGGGTTTCACCTTCGCCTTCAAACCCTACTCTACCCCTACCTGATCTCTCTTGTTCTTGCATCCAATCTACAACTTCATTCATCCCGCTATAATTAGGATTTGATACAGTGCGTTCCTGTTCAGGTATTTCTCCTTTACCAGTCCAATCATTATACTTATCCTGCAGATAACCACCGATTCCTTTACCGATTCCAGTTACAACATCAGTAATAGGCTTTGCATACTCTCCAACTGGAATGTTGAATTCTGAGTCGCTAGGAATTGTTTCTTCTATAGGATTACCTTCTGCATCGTGCATTAACCCTCCGTGGCGATATCTCTTGACGGGTTTTCTAGGATACGACCCTCTATGTTTGTATAATGTTCTCATGGAGCAAATATACTACTTAATTCCTTTTCTTTCTCCCCCACATATTAAGTGCAATGGCGACAGCTTGCTTCATTGGTTTGCCTTCGGCCATGATCTTTTTGATCTTATCAGCTACATATTTATTCTTCTTTAGCTTCATGAAGGTATAGGTATCCTGTATACTACTTTATTATAATACAGCTATCTCTGACTCTTTATGTGTACACACAATAACATTCTGAGTAGCTTAACTCTTATATGGTTACGAAGTTACTACTTATTTTTTTAAAAATCAACCCTGAAGCAATAGTTTAACAGACTCTACTTGAATCATATGTTAATCAGATTGTTACGTGAAGTTTCTCAACTATATTATGTTAAATAGTTTATAAAAGGACAGCGTAAAAACTGTCGGATCTGCCGAGTAGTCTTAAAAATTTGGTGAGTAATATATAAGGTGGGGATAATATATATATGTGAACGTTAGCAAAGCTAACCCGAAACGGATTTCTGAAACGTAGCACCGTAACTTCGTTACGATTTGCGCATAACTTTCAGCTTTTTTGTACTGACTATCAGTCAGTTACAATGACTTAGTTGTATCATCACTCTAACACACGGCTCGGAACGAGCTCTGCAAGAGGGTGGGACA